TCAATTACGACCCTTTTTTGCTTCTGTTTTTCTATTTTCCCAAAATATATTGTATTCATCTTCCGTTGCCTCAGAGATTAAGTCTTTCAACTTCTCAATCTCAAACAACCTTTTATATCTGTATCCATTTAAAATTCTCCTTACTTCATACGTTTCATCTCCATTTAAAATATCTAATTCCTGTAGATGAATATAAAAATACGCTCTGTCTACACCTCTGTTGAGTCTGTAGACATTATCTCTAAAATGAATAAAAAATTTTGCCATAATACATCCCTCCCTTTTAATATATTATACCTCAGATTTAAAAAAAGAAAAGAGCCTTAAGAGCTCTTTATAATTAACTTATTTTACATATCAATTGGCTTATCATAAACAACTTCTTTTTCTAAATCATCTATTTTATCTGCTATTTCTGAAAAGTTTTTGTCAAATAAGTTTAATTCTATGCAACTATATTTATTTGAATTTACATCATACAATATTTTATAATTTTTATAATATATTAATATAAATCCTATTTTATTTTCAGGGTTTGATTTTTTCTTACAATAATCAACAATATCTTCTATTTTATTTGTCTCTATAACAACAGAATCACTTTCATAGACAGTTAATAAAGGTCTTTCATATTTTATTTCGAACTCCTCTTTTAAATATAATAATGAATCTATATTTAATATTTCAAAAAAATCTTTTTCTTCTTTTATAAATAAATACGCTATCGTTACGCCTGTATCTTTTATTGTTATATCTTCTCTGCGGCTTTTTATGTTGCGAATCTCATCTTTTTCACACTTATTAAAAGTAGGTTGTATCTCTATACTATAAGGATAATATTCTTCGACAATCATTTTAATTTTGCAATATAATTCTTCAGGCTTTTTTCTTATACCGATTAATTCATCTTTGATTATTTTTCCTATCTCCATAAAAAAACCATCTCCTTTAATATTTTACATAATTATATCTTATTTTTTAATTTTGTCAACATTTTTGTGAAATTTTGAGAAATGAGGTATAATATCGACAGGAGGTATTTTATGTTATTAAAAACTGGAGAACAAATAGAAAGAGATTTATATTATAAATTTAAAGACTTTGATATAAACGAAATATCAAAGGAAGTAAAAATTGATCCTGAAATTATAGAAAAAATAATAGGCGGATCCGAATTTGAACATATCAAAGAATGGCTTAAATTAATTGAAATGGTTACTCAAGATGTTCAATTCATCGAGTGCAGTGATATGATTAATTTAATTAATGAAAGTATTATGCTGTATGGGACTAAGAAGAAATACAAAATAAAATATAAAGCAAGAAGCCGAAAGCATGTGAAGTTCTATGAAATAATTGACTTTGAAAAAGCAGACGAAGAATATTTCGGAGTAATTCTCACACTCCCTCAAATTCTCAAATTATTTGAATTTCAGAATAAAATTATATAAAAAGGATAGCCTTTTTAGGCTATCCTACAGCAACATTTTAATCCCGTCTACCACTTTCTTTTTATTAGCTTTTACAGTATCATCTGTCTCTTCAAAAACACCGAATCTATCAAATCCGACAATAACTCCCAAAGATAACATATTAATTCCGATTAAAAGCCACATATCTTCTTTTCTTGACTTATTTTCTATATCTATAAATATTTTTTCCGTGTATCTGTTTTTAAGTTCCATTTTTATAGCCGTCAAATTTTGATTCCGCTGATATGCTCTTAATTTAAGAGTCACAACAGAGTTCAAAAATACTAATGCTAATACTATAATAAGAAATTTACGGCTTTTATGATATTTCTTTTCCATTCTTTCTGCCGCCTTTCTTCACGAATCCGAATTTCTCCAATAATAATTCCAAAAATCCCGTGCTTATTCCGTATCTTTTTTGATTTATAGTTTCTACTATAGCCTCTCCAAAAAAGCCAATTACAGGGCTTGACGGATATAAAAAATCAGCTCCGAAATGCCCCATAATCTTATTGAACGAAAGAGCAATAGACATTGTCATTCCCGCTATTGCCACTCTCTTAAAAACGGGTTTTACAGGTTTATTGTCAACTATTCTTTGTGATACTACTCCGAAAAGCACACCGCTAAAGAATAGTATTATGAAAAATCCGTGATTGTTTATTATCTCCTGCAAATCATTTAACACTGTAAAACTCCTCCTATATTCCGATTGCTATTTTTTCCTCTCTCAATACCTCTTCAATTAATTCTCTTAAATTAATTTCTTTTTTTAAGATTTCTATAGTTCCGAGTACCAATTCTTCTGTCGCAAATTCAATTGCATTTGGAATATATTTATTATCAACTTTTTGAGCATTTTTAACAAACTCTATTGAATCGTTCCAGAAATTGTCAAGTGCTGCTTCTAATTTCTCAAGTCCTTTTTTTGCTCCTTTCAATATTTCCTGCTCAAGAACTCTCTTTCTTGCAAATTCTTTAATTTTTCCTAATAATATTATTTTTAATGCTATATCCATAGTCATACCTCCTAAAATTTTATTTTTTTGTTATTTGTTTGATTATTCGCGAGAAATCACTCGAATATTCTCGCGAATTTTTAGACTCATTTTTTATGATTTTTGAGCCTTATTTATTTTTTAAACTCAATTTTGCGATTTTTTGAGCCTATAGATTTTCTTTAATGTATTTTTCCTTTCTTGCAACTCTGTTTAGCCAACCTTTCAAAAACACCCGCTGTGTCGGCTTTCTCTCTGCTAAGCTTTCATAAAATCTTCTTTGTTTTGTATGATATAAAACCAAAAATTTTTCGGGAGTTATTTTATTAATCGCTTCTATAGTTTTACTCCCAACTACTCCGTCAATATTCAAAAATGCTCCTAAGTCGTTAGCTGTCGACTGTGCTTTTTTTATCCCTGTCATCCCGCTATTTACAGCCCAATCTAATATTGACAACGCTACTCTATCGTCTTTTAATTCTTCAAGACGATTTTTGTCGTAGTAGTCTTTTTTGTAAATATCTTTTGCCATACTCAAAGGCAATTCGCTCATTTTTCCTTTATATCCGTGCCGCCTTGCTTCACTTTCTATAATACCGTATCTCGTCTTTCCGCCTTTGTCGTGCTTATCATCGCTATAATCCCCCTCCACTTTTAAAATATAATCGAATAGTTTTTCAAATCTACTGCTCATTTTTTACGCCTCCTTTCCGTTTATTAAATTTATTTTCTTCAAATATTTATACAACCGTTCAGGATTGAACTTGTTATATCCTTTTTTTGTCATAGCCCTTTTACCGTATTGCAATCTGTAGTTTAAAGCATAATCTATCGCGTTCAAGCACCATTCAGAACAAAAAAACTCGTCTAAGTTATGCCCGTTTCCCGCGAAAAACAGTTGGCTTTCAATTATTCCTTTATAGTCATATCCCGATCCTTTTGTCATCTCGAAAAACTCCATTATTTTATCTATATTTACTAAAGCCGAAGCCTCGTAAATATCGAAATTTTTCTTTGGAATATACGGCTCTTTCCGTACTCCACCAGGATTTGCTAAATAAACTTCGTTGTTATAAACAAATTCACAATGAGAGTAGTTTCCTAATGTCCACGCAGAAATTAAAAATCCGACTAAGCTCTTTGGCTTGTGAAAACATATGTATAAAGTATCTTTTTTTAACATTTCTACCACCTTTCATTTTTTTATGTTATAATAATATAAATTAAATTTTAAAGGAGTTTTACTATGAAAAAATATAATCAATTTGAAATTTTTAGATTTATTGGTGCATTCAGCGTTTTGATTTTTCATACAGCTAAAGACACAAGTTTTTATCCCCAAGTTCCTTTGCTTTTCCAAAATGGAACAATTTGGGTATATTTCTTTTTCGTTTTATCAGGATTTATGCTTTCTTATTCTCATTTGAATAAAAACATTGATATAAAAAAATTTTATTTAACGAGACTTTTTAAATTTTATCCCTTATACTTTTTTTCTTTATTACTTCTTTTTGTTTATTCCCTAAAATATAAAGAAAAATTAATATACAGCCTTTTAATGATACAAAGTTTAATATTCGGAAAAGCTACAGACCAAAATTATAATTATGCCTCTTGGTATCTTTCTGTCTTGGCTTTTCTAATAATAATATTCCCATATTTATTAAAATTTATGAAAGTACATTCTAAATATTTTAAATGTTTCACAATATTTACAGTTATTTACACTTACTACGTGTATCTAACATTTAATAAATACAGTGATAATTCATATATTTATCATCTTATTAATTATTTTCCTTTAATGCATCTTTCTTCCTTTGTTGCTGGGATGCTGTTGTTTTATTATTTAAAAAATATAAATGGTAAAAAATATTATTCTTTTTTACTCCTCTTATATTTTTTATTTTTAACTCTATTTATTCAATATAATAAATTTATTCCTTATACGTCTATATTAATTTCATTATCTTTTGTACCTTTGATTATGTTTTTATTTTTAGATACAGGATTTTTTAGCAAAATTTTAGGTAATGACTTTTTTATATATTTAGGAAGTTTAAGTTTTTCAATATATATTCTTCATGTTCCTATTTATCACATTTATAGGAAATATATACATAGTATTGATAATAATTTCCATTTTCTAATATTTTTTATAATAGTTTTCGTTGCTTCAAATGGCACAAAATACTTTATTGAAAATAAATATTATAAATTTTTATGTAGCAAGTATCTAAAGTCCTAATGGATTTTAGATACCTCCATTTTCTCTGTAATACTTTTCAAAATAAATTTTAATATCTAAATTTTTCAACTCTTCGTCTATTAAATCTTCCAAAGCTTCCTCTGCTTTCGCTTCTCCGATTATCACTCCGTTTAATACTTTTTCACCCTTAACAAATATTTCTCCTATTATCTCTTTTGTTATTTTACTGAGAACGGGATTATGTTCTTCGTCATAATATTTCCATTCTTTTTCTTTAGCTATGGTGTCTTTAATCATCATCAAAAGTACTCTATCAGTATCACGAATAGGTTGATAGACACCGTCTTTTATCTTTACACCAAGTTTTATTTTTTCTTCCTTAAGTTCTTTCAACTTCTCTTTTATCTTCTTTATTTTAAAATCTCTATCATATACGACTTTCCCGTTCTTTATTATTTCACATTCCTTTAATTCTATCATTTCTCCGTTAATAAAATACAAATTCGGATTTACTTTTATTTCTTCACTGTATTCAATTTCTTCAATAATATCTCCAACCATAGTAGGAGCTATTTTTGAAACGTCTTTTTCTCTTCCTAAAATTAAAAAACTATCTTTGTTATACATAATTTTTAATGTATTTTCTTTAAAATTTTTCTGCTCTTCATACCAATTCTTATTATCTTTATCAAAAATCCCCCAATACTTCATTCCTTCCTCTGTTTCCATTACTTCTACTCTATCAACTACAAATTTTTTCATTTTTTCCTCCTGTTATGCAAAATAAGCATTAAGCCATTGACCATTTCTATGAAACTGTAAAGCTCTGCTCCCTATTTTAATATGATCCTGACTTTCTCCATAATTTCTCGAAACCTTTGTTAAAACATAACCATTTCTTTCTCCCTTTCCATTAATTTCATCTTCTACATAACCTACCATTCTAATTTCATAAATTCTGTTTACTTGAGCGTCGTGTGCTTTATTCCAAGCATCATTTGCCCTTCCCCACAAATTCGATTTATCCGCATCAATCCTATCCATTCGCTGGTCTCTTGCTATCATGTCGAATTGGTCCATAATCTCACACCAATTTCCGCTATTTCTGTTCGGCACTCTGTAATAAGCACGTCCGCCATTTAAGTGGAACGCCCCCATATAATCGCCATTTTCAAGATACATGTGTAAATGGCGAGGTGTCCATACATCTGATGCATTAGCTCTTACAAATTCTGTAACGTTTCCCTTATCTCTATAACCTTTTGCAAATGGAACGTAAGGCGACAAATCAGGCTTTGGCGATACGCTTCTTATTGTATCGTAGCTAACTATCCCGTATTCATTCCCATTCGCAGGTTGCAGGATTTCTTTTAAAATGATTGACAAATCTTTCATTGTTACAAATTTTGTATGGTCCGCTTTTTCAATTAAATTTTCCCAATATGTCTTTGCATTTTGATATTCTCGTTCATAATCTTTTCCGTTTAGTCCTTCTTTGACTTCTTTATTGTTGCCGATATTTTCACGAGCATATTTCTTGATTTTCTTTGCGTCGTTTTCTGTATCTGATTTTTTGTAGATTTTAGCAATTCCTGATGTCTCTTCACTTGCTGTTGTGACTAATTCTGTAAAAAAAACATCACCGTTATACACTACATTTATAACGCTATCCTTTTTCAATGCTTGTGCTTTTATTTCTTGGCTTCCAGACAATTTCAAGGCATATCTATTATTATCTATAATCAAAATAGGATTATCAAATACATTAGTTTTCGGAATTATAAATTTTAACTTCAATCCTGAAAAAACATTCTGCTCATTTGTAAAATTACTAATTACATAAGCATCAACTCCCGTTCCATAATTCTCAGAATATTCAGTATCAACAAAGTAAACTGAATTTTTTTGTATTTCATTCAAATCGTCGGAACTAATAATATCTCCCTGAGTTTGTATAACCCCTCTAAACGGAGTTATTTCTCTAACTTCGCTATCCCCAACATTTGCAATCGGTTCTTTTATTTTAAATAAATTATTGTGTTCGTATACTCCTCTTTTAAATTTCTTAATGCTCGGCATTTTTAACCTCCTTAATCATTTATTTCTTGCATCTCATCAAGATTATATTCATGTCTATCATATTCATAATCTGTATTATTTCCTACTTTATATTCTTTTTTATTACCCTTACAATCAATTAAAAAATTTCCATCTAACATTTCCCAGCAATCTATTATTATTCCAGCTGCTTTTATATGTTTTAAAAAACTTATAACTTCTTGTATATCTGTTTTTTCTAAAATCCTTAATTTAATGTGCCTTGATTTCATTTCTTTGTTTGAATTTTTGTCAAAGATTTTAATTTTACTTTTCTCTATCCCAAAAAATATTGATATAGCATTAACTATAAAATTAAAATCAACTTTTCCAAGCCTTAAAACAAATGATATTTTCAAATATTTTTTATATTCTTCGTCTGTTCTTCCTGCTCTATAAATTCTAAATTGTTCTCCAAACAAATCTAACTCATATCCATAAAGTCTATCAATAACATCTGAATATAATATCTTTTCGTAATATTTATTATATAAATCGAATCCGCTTGCTATTATTTCAAAAATCTTCTTATTATTGACTCCTTTTCTGTCAATAATATTTCCACATAAACTTAAAAACATATCTGCATTCATCATAGCGTTACCTCAATATTATTAATACTTAAAAAGCTATATTCGTCATGTCTTATGGCAATATCCTCTTTTATCCAACTCCCACTACCTTTTTTTATTTCGACATCTGCTTCCAATTGCTTTGACAATTGATAAACCGCAGACTGAATTTTTTCATAATTCACATATTGCCCTAATTTAAAATTATTAGTTTCTTTTACTATACTATTTATAATTTCATCTTTCGTTACCTTATTTTGTTCAGAAACATTTTTTATGTTTCGTACTCTTACAGAATATTCAATTTTTGTAGCTTGTTTAAATTTGATTATTCTGTTTTGATTTGAGTCTGTAACAACTCTCATAACTACATCGCCGTCTGTAACTATTCCGGGAGAAATAGTATTTAAAACTGCGTAAGCTACTTCTTCATCTATAAGTCCTTTTACAACAATTCTAATATGTCCCGGTTCAAGTTCAAAAGTCTCGTCCCTTTCGTCCGTAGAATTTTCTTTAATATCACAATCCTCAACTTGCGACAACTTAAGTAAATTTGCTTTTATACCATTAATATCGGCTCCGCCTTTTGATGTTGATAAATTTAAAATTCTTTCTCTCAATTCCTCGTCGCTTTCTAAAAACGTTCCTCCTGTTATTGCTTCTTGATTATAAATTTTTGTTACATTTTCATCTCCGGTTGCTTTTTCTACAATAGTATTTGCTTCCGTATTATATTCTTCTCCAAATTCCATTGCTTTTATTTGGACTTTTGCTTTACCATTAGAACTTATTAATACATTTGATACTGTCTTATATAAAAGTCCTTTTTTTGAACGGACTTGAAAACCTTTTGAAACTATATGTCCCGGAGTTCCTTCAACAGTTAAATCTCCATAAGCATATTTCCCCTGTATCCTTTCTATCCCATAATTGCTCGCATATTCCGATAATAAAGCACCGTTTTTGTTAAATAACCAAAATAGAAAATATACATTTTGAAGCTGCTTACTTGTATTCTCAAGCATATAAGATATAACTTCTAAAAACTGCCCTAAAGAAGTTTCAGGATTTATTTCAAATTCTTCTCCAAATTGTATTTTCCCTTCTTTTTCCATTTCTTCTTTAAAGTCTGCAAATGTCGGAAAAATTATTCCGTTTTTATCTGTCTTAAATCCCATTAAACACACCTCCCTCTATATCGGAACTTACTTTTTCTCCAAAATATATAAATTCTATTTTAAAACTTGCTTCTCTATTTTCTTTTTTTAATTTTTCTATATTAATACTACTCACATCTACTCCCTTATATCCTGATATTCTTTCGTACATATAAGCGATTATTATATTATCTCTTTCTGTATCACTAAGCTGCCCGTTATAGTCAAGCCAAGGTATTCCTATTTCTTCTCTTAAATTGTAAGTTCCTCTTATTAATTTTATTTTTTCTTTTATTTCCTGCAGAACTTTTTCTTTTTCTGTAAGAATCTGAAAGTCATTGTTATCTATTTTTAAATCCTCGTTTTCCATTTTAAACATTTGATTTCCTCCACTAAGGATGTATATAAGGTGTTCCGTCTTTACTTATTCCGTTTTCAGTTTTAATATCATCTGTTTCTACAGATTTAACCTTTAATTTCCCGTTTATCGTTACATCTCCATTAAATTTCAAATTCCCGTTCCAAGTACAATTTCCATTTACCTCTATAGTCCCATTTTTTATGATAATATTCGTCTCATTATTTCTTATAAGTATATTTTTGGAATTGTTTTGTCGATCCGACAAAATACTTTTTGGAATGGCCTTTAAGACTACAGAATAGCCCATATCCATACGTCCGAACGATTGCTGTTCCTGAACTTCATCATTATAAAAAGCTTCTATATAAGGTCGTTCCAATACTCCTACAAGTACCTTATCACCGTTAGAATACGGGATATAAATTTCAAAATTTTGACTTGAAAAAACAGGTAACAAAGGAACATCTATTAAATCTTCGGGAGGAGTTTGAAAATAATCGTTTTTCAAAGTTCTTATTGCTTTTTGTAAAAACTTAACACTTGCTTTTCTTTCTTCGTTATTTACATCATAAATTTTTGCTATCCATAACGTGTGAATATCGTTCAACTCCTCTGTCACAATTGTTCGATTGTGTTTTTCCAACTCCGAAAATGCCATTATTTTTTCTCCTTTTTCTCTGCTTTTGCTATTTTTTCTTCCGATTTATTTTTAATTTTTTCAAGTTCTTTAAGCATATTTTGACCGAATATATCCATATCAAGTATTTTTAATTCTGTCATAAAATCCCCATTTTCTCCGTCACAAGTATGTTTTATTTTATCAATCACATAGTCTTTTCCAAGTCCCTCAATATATATTTGAGTGTTTATTTTAAAATTTCTAAAACCTAATTTTATGCTATACCCGTCATCGTCGGCAGTTAAATCAAGTAAATCTAATTGCTTTAATTCTGTTCTTTCTTTTATATATAAGTGTTTTGGAAGAAAATAAAGCAGTCCGTTTTCAATATAAAATATACTCATCGTATCTTTTGCAAGATCCTCAAATATCTTCTGTAAACTCGTATTTGACTTTGAAAAATTAGATTGATAAGGCAAATCTTTGAATGGCTCTATTTTACCTATTCCAAGTTTTATTTCTCCACTACTGCCAAATTTTTCAATCAAATCCTTAATAATAAATGACGGCTTATTTCCTTTCGGATAGCTTACATTTAATGTCTGCATTACCCAAATATCACGTTCTTGGAAACACACAAGAGAATACTTAATATCTAAATCGTCATAATCATTTTTTATTGTTGCTAATTGTCCGCTAAATACCAAATCTTTTACTTTGATCTCTTTCTTTTCTCTATAACCTGCATATAATTCAATTTGAGGATTAGACCTCATAAATTCATACTCTAAAGAGTTTCTCCCTTTTTCCCTTTCCTTTATATTATACAAATTAAGTTCTAATACATTTGATTGGCTGGTCCTATCAATTTCAAGATTAAAATCAATATTGAAACTATCATTATCATAAATAAGTACATTATTATCTAAAATTAACCTTATCTCTATATATCTAAATTTATCCATTTTTTACCTCTTTAAACAAAAAGAAACCATAGTTTTCAATGTTTTCAAGACTAAAAGATTTGTCTTTCAAAGACTTTTTATTTTTTGGAATCAATAACAAAATCAAATCATCATAATCATTCGTGATCTGCTTAACCGCAAACAATAAATCTTGTCTCAATTGTAATTTTGAAGTAGAAAGTAACTCATTATCTACATTAAATATCTGAAAAACAACATTTTCAATACTATCAAACAAAAAGTCGTATTTTTTGTTTATGTACATTAGTTCAAATTTTATCTTTCTTTCAAAAACTATTGCTTCTATTTTTAATGTCTTACTTTTCAAATTTGTAAAATCAAAAGGGATTTCGACAAAATCGTTGTTTAATATTAAATTCTTTATTTCGTTTTCCTTGTATTGTATTTTCATATAAACACCTACTTTATTGCTCTACTATATAAATTGACAATATTATTCAATTTTTCTTTTGCGATTCCGACAACTTGAGTAAACATACTATCTTGTTGAGTAACATTTTTTATATCATCATAAATATTTCCTCCGGGAACTCCATATCTCATTTCTTGAAAAGACACATTTAATTCAATAATGTTATCTCTTTCGTTGTCATATTCCTGTGTATTTGAAATATTCTTTATAACCATATTTTTAAATATTTGACCATGTTTTAGTAATATCAAAACCTGTTTATCATTGTTTTCCCACATTGATTGTAGTGCAGTTAGATATAACTTTTTTAATCTTCCTTCAAAAATAATAGTTAAATTTATTTCTTTTGCTTTAAAATATCTATGATCATTATCTTCATAACCTAAGTATGTTTTTCTTGATGTTATTTCTTTTTGCCAATTAATTCCGTTTGATACAGACCTAAAAGGCAAGGCTCCGAAAAAACCGTCATATTTTAACATGCTTACCCGCCTCTTCTCTTATTTTGTATTTTAAACAAATCTGCTATTCTACTGTTTGCATTTATTCCGTATGATGTTCCATTTGATCCATTTAAAAATATTTCAACTTTATTGTTATTATTAATTTCTTTATTATTAGTTCCTAAAACCCTTTCTTTTATATGTTTAAATAATTCAGTTACTCCTTCTCTTTTTTGAGAATCGAGTAAAGCTTTTCTTTTTGCTTCAAACAAGTTAGCTCTTTTTATTTCAGAAGTAATAGAATATCCTGTTTTTTTAAGAATATCCTGCAAACTTTCTATAGCTGTAACAATAGCTTTTTCCCCTTCCGTGTTTTGCTTATTACTTTTTCCTGCTCCGTCTTTATTTTTCTTTCCTTTACTTCCTCCACCAGAATTTCCTCCCGAGCCAAACATTCCACCTGTTTTTCCAAATATATCTAAACCTTTTTTGTTATTTTTTTTCTTTTTTGTTCCTCCTAAATTTCCAGGATTTTTTCCGTCTCTTGCAAATCCGTTTATTCTTTTATCTCTTTCGTTTACAGTAGATTGTCTTTTTCTTATATCTTGTTCTATATTATCTGTGACACCTTTAAGCCCATTAGCTCCTTTTTTTATGTATTCTCCTATAAGAGGAATATCAGCTAATTTATTCATTAATCCTACAAAAGCATTAAGTATAGTTTTTACAGCTTTTTGTGCCGCAAGGACTATCTTATCAAAAATATTAAGTGCCGCATCTTTTAGCCTTTCAAATCCTTCGGAAGCTCTCGGGATATTACCTGTAAATAAAGCTACAACTATATCAATCATAATCGCTGTAAAATCTAAAAAGCCTTGAAATAAAGCCATCCAATAATCAACCATAAATTGAAAAATTGCTATCATTTCAGTCACACCTGCTGTTATCCAAGCGACTAATATATCAAATGTCGCTTTTAAAAAATTAAGAACCTCTCCAGCTGTTGTAGTTATGCCTATCCATTCTAAAAATTTCACTATCAAGTCAGCGATTATTGAATTTCCTGTAGTAAATCCATTCCATAAATCCCATATGACAAATACTACTCCAGCTATTGCTACTATAATCCATCCTAATCCTGCACCAAACGTAGCAAACAATCCAGCTACACTTGATATAATTGGAGTTAAAACCATAAATGCTCCTACTAAAGCTGTTAAAGTTGTTATGATTAATACTATCCCTGTTACTAATTCTGGATTTTCTTCTACCCATTTTTTTATTTTATCTAAAACATTATTCACAATATCCATTAAAGGCTTTAAGACTGATTGTAACTTTTCAAATATAGTTATCTTTATAGTATCAATCGAATTTCTAATATCTTGCATTTTCCCAGAAAATGTATCTGCTGATTTTCCAGACATTCCCATTATTCCATCAAGTTTTCCTAAACTTAATAAGTATTCATATATATCTTTTTCACTCTTCTTTACTTGAGTAGACACTCCTCTAAAAGTATAAATAACACTGCCTCCGGCATCTTTAGCAGTTATTCCGAATTTCTTCAATCCTCTGTTTTGTCCTAACATTGCAGAAGTAACGGCATTAGTCCATTGTCCTATATTCTTTCCTTGAGATCTTGCAAAATCATTTAGCCGTATAAACTCTTCTTCGGTTGGCTTCATTCCTCTTTGTACTAATTTTTGAAAACTTTCGCCAACGTCTCCAATACTCGCATGAGCATTAGAAGCAATATTTTTTATCATATCCATAGCGGCATCGCCTTCTTCGGTTCCGCCCAAAGTATTTCTCATTATTGTTTTTAAATTTTCAAATTCAACTCCAACCTCCATTATTCCTTTTGTCATATTTTTACTAAAATTCAACAATGCTGTTCCGCTTACAATTTGAGACATTTGTTTTGTAAAATCTTGCAATCCTCCGCTGGAATTTCCTGGTATTCCGGTAGAAGCAGGAGAATTTGTTGGTTGCGGTGTTGGCTTAGAAACTGGAGCTTTCGGGGCATCTCCTTTTTGATGAAACGAAACAGGAACTTTGATTTCTTTTGCTATTCTTTGCTTTAATGCTTCGACTCTTTTTTCTCCTCGTATATTAAAAGTAATATCTACTTGTGCTTTTAAAGTAGATCTTATCATGTCATTAATTTTCCTTAACGCTTCTTTTAATCCGTCTAAATCAGCTTTGAGCTTCAGTGTAACTATAGTTTCGTTTTTATCTGCCATTCCAACACCTCCTATTTCCTTTTATATAATTCTTTTAAAAAGCTCACTGTATCTATGATTTGTTTATCTCCCCAATTATCCTCAATGTCATAAGGATTCAATTTAAACTCATATGCTATGTAGTGAGCATCTATTAGTCTTGCATCCATTTTTTTATAGTGCTTTTTATAGTTTATTTCTCCGTTACTTTTTATCTCCACTTCTGGGATTTACCGCAATATTCGTCGCAAAAGCTACCATTTGCACAATACTCATAAAAGTCAATTTGTCCACAACAGACTCGGCAATTTGAAACAATTCTTGAGTCAATTCAATAAAATCATCTAATGCTCCATCATCAACACTTGAAAAATTTCCATTCTCAAGAGCTGATAAAACTACTGAAGCATTCGAGATAAATTTAGTTAATTTTCTCGCTTTCGGAGTTATCATTTGAACTGGTATAAAAGCTTTTTCTCCGTCATCTCCCTCCCCTTCTAAATAAACTTTAAAAACTTTATTCGGGAGACCGAAATGCCTTTCCTCTCCCTCGTAAGCTCCCTCAAAAGGTTTTTCTCCAAGTTTTATTGGCTTGAAATTCATTTTTTTATCTTTTTCCATTTTTTCTCCTTACCCTACGTTTTTTTCGATTCTTGTTCCTGCTATTTTTAATGTATTTGTCGGAGCGTCCGACTTAAAAGCTCCGTCCGAATCTAATTCGCTCATTATGTTGCCGTCATTGAAGTATGATGTTACAGATTTTCCGTCTATAACTTCATGTATTTCAAATTCTAATTCTGGATAATCTCGGCTTTTTAAAAACTTTAAAAATTCAAGTGTTCTCTTCATTGAATTTGCAAGTGGTGGAATTGACATTGTTATCTCATAAGGTACATTCCTCATCATCGAAAATATATTTTTACCTCTTGTTGTGCTTCTTCTTGTCGCTTTATCTTCTGCAGCTTCTACATCAATACTATCTTCATCAAATTCATCAATTATAAGTTCTCTTCCCGGAACTCTTATAAGGACAAATCCGTCTCTCATATATGCCATTTTTAATTACCTCCTTAATTTCCTTTATTTGATTTCAATGTTATTTGTACTTTAGACTTTATTATTGCTCCTTGGAAATAACACTTATACTCAACTTCAGCTTCTCTATTGCTTAAATTTATTACATCAACCGAATAAGCATTCTCTCCTGTTTCAAGCAAATCATCTATGTCATAAATTATTCCTCTTGTTGCAAATTCTCTTAATATAGATGTTCCTTTTGAGGAAATTAATTTTTTGCCTTTTTCCATTGCTGGCAATTTATTTCCTTCTGTATTTCTTTCTATAATATATTTCGTTATTCCGACTCTCATATATTCATCTATTGCGATTTTAGCAACTGTGTAATCAAACCAAGTTATGCCGTTCATAGCTTTACCATAATACGGAATTATAAATTGGTCTTCTTCTGTAACAATATTTACTCCCGTTTCACTTTCTCTCTTACTTCCTACCAGTTCTAATATTTCTGATAAAGAATAACCCGATCCTGTCAATCCATTTAATTTAATACTTGCAAACGGAACACTTCCTGGAAAAAAATTTCTTACTGTTGCAACTAAGTTAGTTATTTGACCTTCTGTTTTATCGGTAGCTATATAAAATCCATTTTCCACTTTGTTTTCTTTAGCTATTTTTAAGTTAGTTTCTTTTGTAAAATTAGCTGCTCCTTGAAATAAAAATACATAATCTACCGAAGTTCCCTTTCCAAAATCAATCGCCTCTTTCACATCCGCTTCTTGACCCACAGGAACAATTGTATAAAACCATTTTCCTTTCCAACGGGTATCAAGTCCCTCAAGGATTTTAGTATATGTTAAAGAAGCCGTACTATCTCCGAAAACCCATATATAATCTGGCTTTGTTGAAGCTCCGAAATAATCTTTGACTAATATCGTTTCTTTATCATCATCACCAAAACCTAAAGCTTTCAATTCAGCTACACTTGTTATAGCTTTTGGTAATTCGTCAGAAGTTTTTACATCCTTAGACTTTGTTATTAATAATACACTTGAAAAATCTCTTGTAGTTGTACTAAGTGCTGCATTAATAGCCGCAATGCTCACTATTGCATTTCTTGACATTTTAGTCCTCCTTATTTTTTAATTTCCCTTTTATTTTTGCACTTTCTATATAATCGTTATCATAACTATAGAATGTATCTACAGTAAATTCAATATCGTATACTTTTTCGTTATAAAATCCATTGTTTATTATCGTATCACTTTCGCTTATTAAATCTAATTTTTGAATTTCGAGATCCGATATATTTTGAAATTTTATATTCAGTTCATCAATAATATGATTTAATATCTTGTTTTTGCTGAGTATTGTATCTAAATTAAGTATTGTTCCTCTATCGTAAAGCCTTACAATCATTTTATATATTCTTTTGCTTCTGTATTTAAAAATGATTTTATCGGTTTCCGATATTTCTTCTTTGATAGTCGTATAATCATTTGCCCTTTTTACTTGCATAATTTCATAAGTTAAAAACGGCTTTTCTATTTTCTCAAAATAAGAATTTTGAAAAAAAGAATGGTAGACTATTGCTTCAATTCCCAATTTTTTAAATATTTTAAAGAATAACAAATTAAGCTCTGTTTTATATAAATCAAATTTTATATTTTCTATATTATCGGTTAGATAAAACGTATAGTAATGTTTTAATTCATCTTTTAATTTTCTAACTTCTATTAGTTCAAACTTCTTATTTTCATAAATAATACAGTCTCCGTTATTGACTTCAATTGTTCCGCTGTTTCCATTTTTATCAACTGATACAGTCGGAATACGGACAATTCCCAAAAGATTATCTCTTGTATTTATGCTTTCAATTTTATCGTTATTAGCTTTATAACTTTGATAGTCAATATAGGACTTTATTTTATATTCTTCAAATTTGCTCTCAATGATCCCGTTTATATTTTTTTGAGAAATCAATTTTAAAAATTTGTATTCTTTTTCCTTTTCGTATATTTGACTTATATTCATTATCCTTTACCATATCTTCCTTTATTATTAATACTATAAGCTATACTTCTCACTAAGGTTCCCGTATCGATGAGAGGATCGTTAAACCCTTTTCCCTTGATTGTGCTTACAGCATTTCCCGGACTCGTAAATCCGTATACTAATTGTTTATGTTTATTGTTAATATCTAACCCTATTACGTTTCCTGCCTTCATGATGTCTTTATCATTTTTCAAATATATCCCGACATATTTTTCCTTATTATCTTCAAGATATTTATTTAAAAACTCTAAAACATTACGACTTGGTATTTTCCCATCCTTAGTTCCATATAATAATACTGAATAAAGATTTTGAGCAGTTATATTTTTGGCATAGTGTTGCGTATCTGAAAATATTCCACTTTCTATCGTTAGGACCGGAAATTTTATTTCAGGTTTTTCAATTTTTTTAACTGAAACATTTAGTTTTGCTTTGAAACTTCCTCTGAATTTCATTTTTTAGTTCCTTTTTTTATCAACTTTATTTTTCCATTACTTTGAGCAATTATCCTTTCCATTCTTAAATCAAGCTCTCCTACATCCAAAATTCCTGATTCTTCAAATACAACTTTTTCATTTGTTTGAGCAAGAACTACTGTAATAGGTTCTTTTATTTCTATTTCCATTATTCCCCCTAACTGAAAAATTTAATTCCATGATGTTTTTGTTTTGCCTTTTCTTCTGCAGTCGCAAAATCATCAGTATACTTTCTTATTAAAGCTCTAAAATTTTGACCCGGAATTGTCTGATCCAACGCTAAAGCACTCAGTCTTGCTTTCCAACTTTCGGAATTATTTGGAAGATTTAATCCTGTAGTTTCTTTCAAATTCATAAGCAATAGATGTTGAGTCAAATATTTAATCAAAATATCTTTTACCTTTTTAGGAATCGTCGCCTTAACATCTTCTATAAAAATAACGGCTTCATCTATTTTAATTTTAATCGTTTCGTCAGGAATAATATAACTTTCGTCCGCTTCTTTATAATTTAATTCAGGAACTCCAGTTCTTATTTCTTTGGCTTCCATATTTTATCCCTCTATTTTTTCAATATTTTCTTCAATTTGCTTTATTAGTTCTTCTTTTTTAACATTTTCATCATTTACATATTGCTTAAATTTTTCAATAATGTCTTTTTTAGATATTTCCTTTAAATCTTTTTTTACAAGTTCCAGTTCCGAAAGTAATCCGGCTTTTCTTTGCTTTAATTCAGTTTCTTTATTCATTTTGTTTACTATTTTTTCATTGTTGATTCCCTCTGCTTCTGTTTCAGTTAAAACTTGAATACGTTTTCCGTATCCTTCTAAAAATTTTTTTATTTTTTGCAAATTTTCTTCGTTAAGTTCAGTTTCAAGTATTCCTTTTGTGAATTTTAATATATTCCCTTTTTCAGTTATTACCTGAGATATTATAAACATCTCAGGTAAATCACTTATTATCTTTACTTTCATTTCCCCTCCTACGCAGTTATAAGTTCCATTATTGACTCCGGTCTAAATGCAACTATTTCAGATATTTTTTCTTCTACAGCCACATAAGTTGTTCTTCCAATTTCCCATTCGTCTCCAGTTGCTTCTTGAACTACAATCGCTTGAAAATTTTCTGGAACATTATCCAAAATTAGCATCGTTGCTTTTTGAGAAACTGGATTTTTTAATCCTTTTACAACTACTATATTTCCAAACAATCCCAATTCTTCAATAACTCTCAATCTTGTTTTGTATTCCTGCGTTCCGTAACTTTTCATTAATTCTGCATGTAACGTATTATCAATTACTAATGTTCTGGCATTGTAAGTCCCTTTTGCTCCTGTTGTAAATTCAAGAGCAGCTTTTACAAATGCATCAGTTACCTGTTCTCCCGTCGCAGTAGACAAATTTACTCCAAGCGTAAAGCTTCTTTTCCCGTCAACAGTCAACAATCCCTGTCTGTCAAGTTTCTCATTACCATACAGTAATTCTTTATTTTCTGTTTCAGAAATTGCATAGAATGTTTCTGATGCTTTTAAGTTAAATAATTTTGTTTGTTTTTCACGCTCCACACTTATAATTTTGTCTTTTTCTGCTATAGAAAATTTGTGACCACTTCTTATCCAGTGTAGTTTTGCAAATTTATCCTTTGCATCAACTTCTGTGAAAGGTATATCATCATCTCTTTCCGATACTACTTCTGCCACTCTTCTTGAAGACACAGAGCTGTATTGTACGTATTTATCGCCGATTTGTATTCCCGATTGATCTCCGCCGATTGGAACAATCATTCTACCTTTTAGTTCATCTTTTCTTTCTTCTAAAACAATACCTAATGCAACCATAAACGATGTTGCTAATTGATATGTTTTGTTGTTGTATTTATTAAATCTCATCTATTATCTCCTCCTTATGCTATTCCTTCTAACACTAATATTGCTAATTCTCCACTTTTGGCAGTTGTTTCATAATAACCTCTTATTTCTGTTCCCGAAGCAGCTTTTACAAATCCGCCTGTATTATTTACTCCCGCTTTATCTCCTTTACCTACATTCTCTTCAACTTTCACACATATATTTCCGAGTTGCAAAATTGATGCTGTTGTCGGATATTCTATTACTCCGTCTTTATTATCATCTGTATGTATAACAACTCCTGCAAAAGTTCCTGTTGTAAAAGGTTTTATCGCTCTCATTCCATCAGTTGTACTCCATTGTACTGCTTTTCCGATAGTTATATTTTCATCTATAACATCGCAAACTCTTCTTCTCAATTCACGTGAGAAATATGCCTCTTGTCCTAATTTCATTATTAATTACCTCCTGTTCTTTTTTTTGAAAAATATCCGTTATCAATATTTAAAGTAAGTCCCGCTTCATTTTGATTATTAAATTTACTTCTTTCTGATAATTTTGCTTCTTTATCCATTTCTGACAAAGTTTCAACACTAAAGTTAAACGTATCTTTTAAATCATTAACTGTCGCATTTTCTCTCATATTGAATTTTGGATTCACTTCTTTAATTACTTTTTCCATTATTTTTTCTATTTTTTCTTTTTCATCAACAGAGTTTAAAACCTCTTTCGCTTTACTTATTATTTCTTTATTTTCTGTTTCTGTTACCAATTCATTGTATTTTGCCTCTAATTTAGAATTTTCTGTAATTAAGGTTTGTTTTTCTGTTTCAAGCGTTGCTTTTTCATCAAATAATGCTTTTTTCTCCAACTCTAAACCGTTAAATTTCTCCTTTAAATTTTCGTTTTCATTCTGAAGGTTTATAGCCTTTGCTAACAATTCTTCAGACGTTAAATCTTCTCCATTAAATTTTAATGTCATTCCTTTTTCCTCCTCGTAATCTAAATAATTATATATAAGTCTCACATCGCTTCCAGCTCTCCCTTTTCCAGCTAAAATAGCAACGTGATTTGCAATAATGTTTTTTTGAATATATTCATTGCCCTTTATAAGCTCTGTTTCTGCTGTATATCCTGCACTCAATTCTATATTTTCGTTTTTGTTATGACGATCCTTTATAAAATTTACAGCATTTTTATCTTCTACTTGCAAAATCGCTCCAAGACAATCTCCGTTTTCAAATACATCTATTATCGTTCCTTTTCCAAATTCAGCAACATTTTCCGAGTTAATCATTGACAATTTTCCAGACGTTGACGGATGCTCCAATGTTACTTTTTTGTGTAAAAAAGAATTTTTAACATCGTCACTAAACAAAATATCTTTCGGGATTTTCTCCCGTAATACACCTGTTTTATTCCTGTATTCCATAAAGCTATCAGCTTTTAATATGTTACCTTTTATCTGTAAAAATCCCTCATCAGTTTCAATAAAATTAGGTTTTTCAAGTTGTTTTAAGTTATATCTATTATGCGGCATTATCCAGTCCCTCCTCTATCACTTTTTCATTTATTCCAAAATCACAACGGCAACCCCATTCTTCTTTAGGAAGTATTCTTGAATGATCTTTTCCGATTCCGTCTTTTAAAACTCCGTTGAGTGAAAATTTTCTTCCATGCCTCCAAGCATGTTTTTCTCTCACTCTATCGTCGTTTTTAGTTATCCAAATAAATTCATTTTTCCCAAGTTCTTTTAACACTGTTTTTATGTATTCCGCCTGTGCTTCTCCAAGCACATTTACAGTATTAAGTAAATTTGAATAGCTCATCCTTTCTATTATTTTTTTCTTCGCTTCTTCCCACTTTTTTATATCTACTTCTTTTTTAAATTTTTCTTTAAGTTCTTCCAAAATTTCTCTTTCTTTATTAATTCCTTTTTGTGTTTTGGAGAAGTAATTAGTAGTAATACTCACAACCCTATTAGGAGTATTTTTCAGCAACTCTTCCATTTTTTTATCCGCTTTTTTTAGTGCTTCTTCAAATATTTCGGTTTTCATTCTATCTTTAAATAATTCCTGATGCTTTTCGCTTAATTTATCTATTATTAAAGCTAATGTATAAAGCAATAACAATCTATTAATTCCAAATATCATCTTGTCTTCTTTTGGCTTAAATTTTTCTGCCGCTTCAATTAGTTGTTCTTCATCTTCAACGTCTATATTGTTATATTCTATATATTTCAAGAATTTCTTAGTTCTTTTTTTTAGTATATTTAATAGTTTTTTTTCTATATCCGTGCTAATATCAAACTCAATCATTTTCACTCAACTCTTTCAACAGTGCTTCAAAATCAAAATCATCTTCTCCAAGCCTTTTAATTATTTCTGCAACTTTATCTTTTTTTTCTATAAGTTCATTATTAGATATAATGTTTACTGCCTTTTCTAAATACTCAAGTTTTTTAGTATCTAATTCAACTTTTTTTAAGCTGTTTTCTATTTGTTCTGACTCTGTCGGTTCGAGTAAATTTGGTAGACTCACTCTATATGATTGCGATATTTTAAGTTCAATTAATACTTTGTCAATTAAGCTGTTGATAACAGGAAGAATGTGCTTATTAAAAAATCTTTTTAAGTATTCGGCGTATTTTTTAGCATCTTCTTGTGATCCCGCAAGTGTTCCTTGAGTATTTCCTGCGAGTCTCTGTTTCGGAATATTTGTATGTATTGATAATATAGTTAAAACTGCATTTATAAATTTTTCAGGATCCAATCCCCCAGTTGAGTTTATTACTTGTAATTCGTCATCTTGTCCTATTACTGCCAAAGTCGAAGCATTTATTTCTTCTTCTTTATCTCTTATTCCTCCGCTTTCTTTTATTTTATCCATTGTAGCGTTGTCCGTCTTTAAAATTAGAAATACAGCTCTATATATTAACTGCCCAATACTCCATTCCGTACTATCAAATATTACCATTCTTTCAAAAAGAGAATTAAATATTGATTGTCCTATCTCTTTTTTATCCTCATTTATTCTTGAAAAAACGACACGGCTCGGATGTATTTCGGTATTTATTACCTGATTATTATCTTTATAGTTCTTTATCTGCAATTCTTTTATTTCTCCGTACTTCAGAGATAATTTCGAGTTTTCGAGTTTTAGTTTTGCTATTTCGGATTTGCTAAATATATTTAAAGCTTCAATTTGAAATCTCTCTCCGAGTTCATCCGCCGTTTCTGTCTCAATATTATGTAGCGTATTCAAATACATAATCGCATATCCATGTTTACGAACTTCTGACATAAAATTCATTATTTTTTCAAGATAATCAAGTTTATCTAATTTTTCTTTCAGTTTTTTTGTACTTTCTATATCATCCGTTCCATCATCTTGTAAAATTGCAATATCAAGTCCATTTTTTAAAACATCTTCTATCGGAGCATTCAGTATTATTTTTGCAAATTCATTACTTGCGATTAAGTCATCTATCATCTCTACACTCAAATATTTTTTCACAGGAATTTGTCTATTTAGCGTATCTCTTTCCGTTCCTTTTGTACTATTCCTTGCGTTACTCGCGAATCCATTATATTTTTTCTTTTTTTTGTTCATTTATATTCTCCTATAATATACCGTGCATTCCTCCGACACTATATTTTTCAATAGAATAACGTAATGCATCAAGTGCATGATTGTAACTATCGATTGGTTTATTTAATGTATTTCCGTTTTTATCTACGTCCCAAATATAATTTTTTAGTTCCATTATCACATTCCTACATTTTGGATGTACATATATATCGAATTGTTGTAAATATTGTATCCCCTGATTAACGCTTCCTTTTCCTTTTGAAGCTGCTTTTATTCTTGAAATTCCAAGCCTCTTTATTTCTTCAATTGACTTTTGTTCGGCACTATCAGCTATAATTTCATCTTTTGAATAACCTCGCCTTTCTATTTCTAAGGCTATTTCATTGTTCAACATTCCTCTTGCATAAAATTCATCAAATATATATAATCGTTTGTTTTCTAAATCGACTATACTTGCTACAAATGCTGTATTATCGTTAGTAAATCCGAAGTCAAGTCCGAACACTGCTTCTAATTTAAAATTGGTCCTTAACATCAATAAAGCATTAAACTCAAGTATTTCCCAGTTGTCATAAACAAGTCCTTCCGCTATTCCCCATTCGCCCATTCCTGCAACTTTGAATCTGTTTGGATTTTTAGTTTTCATTTCCTCAAATCTTTTTATTGTTACTTCATCCAAAAATTCATTCATTGTATAGTCAGTTGTAATAGCATATATTAGATCATCTATATATGTTCTATCATACGTATCGTTATAAAATCTTTTTCTTAGCCAGTGATCTTCTGACCATGGATTAAAACTTAATGTAATTTGATGGAAAAGTCCGTCAGGGAGCTTACCCCTTATACTTTCTTCAAGAGTGTCAAACATCTCTTGTTTTTCAATTTGAAAACATTCTTCGATCCAGACAAAATTCAAATATCCGTTCGCTACTGTTATTGATGTCAATTTTAGCGGATCGTCTAATCCGGCAAACAATATCTGTTGTCCTGTCGGCAAATAAGTCAAAGTATGTTCTCCTTTGGGGATTTTCCATAAACGATTTACTTTTAACTTGTTAATCGCCCAAATCAAATCAGCTCTACAACTGTTTCTTAAAGTATTGAACACCCTTCTTATTACAAGCAAATTGCTTTCAGGGTATTTCATAATCCTGTAAATCATATTTATTGCTATCGTTTTACTTTTCTTACTACCTCTTGAACCTTTTACAACTCTATAAAAATGTTTATCATTCCAGAATTTGTCATAATTACAACCAATAATGTCTTTAATCTTTATCTGTGTCATCCACTATCACTACCTGTTCAAATTCTTCTGTTATCAAATTTTTATTTTTTTCAACATCAATTTTTTGCTGTTGTAATTCTTCCTCTGATAATTGCTTATCTATTTCGAGTAGCTCAAATGGTGTTAGTATTTTTCCAGTCCTCATTATATCGTTCGCCATTTGCTTGATAGAGTTAAAAGCTTTGTTGTATTCTTGTATCTTTTTAATATCGGTTTCTTGGTTGCCTACCTCTTTAATCGAACGCACAACTAAGTTCCTTTTCGCCTTTTCAGTGTTCTCCAAAACGGATTCCAAATCTGGGTAAACTTTTTCCGCTATCATATCTAAATATCGTTCCGTCTTTTCCAGTCTTGCTTGTCTTATGCTCTTAGCTTTTCTTTGATACGTTCTTTCCGATATGTCATATTCCGACATTATCTCTTTTTTACTTTTCCCTTTAAGAATATCTTTTTTTATCTGCGTTTCTCTGTCTAAAGTAACCGAATTATTTTGGTTACTTTTTTTGGTTCGGTTACTTTTATTTTTGGTTACCTTATTTTGTTTTTTTTTAATCCAATTTTCTTGAGAACTCCACTTCTTTATACTGCTGAGATTTGTATTATATTTTTTCGACAGTACACTCATACTTGTTCCGTTTTCGTACTCATCTTTAATTAACGGTTTTATGTCTTCGTACACATCATTTTCCCTCCTGTAAAAATCTGACAAAAGAAAAAGCGAACCCTCTACGTATTGCTACGTAAAAGGTCCGCTTGGGACTCTGCGAATAAAAAGCCTGTTGTTACTTTGCTTACCCAGAAATTGTTTCTGGTTCCAAATATATTTTTATTTTTTATATTATATCATTATTTGAGATAAACTTCAATATATTATGATATAAATCCTTTTTCTTTGTAGTAAAAAAGAAAGTTAGCCAAAGTTTCTATTGATTTTTGTCCAGCTATGCTGTACTTTATCGAATCCGAAAACTCTCCTTTTTTTCTTAATATTAAATAGCTAATACTTGCTCCTAATGCTGCTAAAACTCCTAAATCTCCCGCAACTTTTTGAGCCACAAGCATATTTACTACTTGATTTTGGCGATTAGGAACATTAAATTCTACATTGTAATCTCTTATATCAAATATTTTATATCTATGGTGAAGCGTTTCTATAAAACGTCCGTCATCGTTAAATATAAGATATTTATTTTGTCCTGTTTCCACTTCTCTATAATTATTGAATCCTATTTTTCTTAATTCGTCATAAAAGTTTTTTTCTTTTTTTAAAAGACTTCTATGAAACAATATTGTTGCTATCAAAAATGGTGGAAAAGCAATAAAAATAATAGAGAGAAAATATGCTGCAAACAAAGTAAATTTAATGTTAAACTTCCTTAGACTCATTATCTACCAACTCCTTTTATATATATTATACCCTATTTCCATTATTTTTCAAGTATTTTTATTAAATTTCATTCAATTCTTTTTCTGTTCTTTTTAAGCTATCAGTATTTAATTTGTCAATATCTTCTATAGTGAGTTCTTTACCTTCAAGAATAAATGCTGTTCTTTTGCTTTCTTTATAGTTAAATTTCGCTCTTTGAAAACCAAGACCTGCTCTATATTTTATCCAATCATAATCATTTGCTATTTGGATTAGCAAACTTCTTACAATATCCTGATTTTTTCTTATTCTTTTTGATCTGTCCTCAATTTCATTTAGTTCAGGCTCATATCGGACTTTATTTTCAAGCTTTCTTTTCCCTAAAAATTCATCGGCTAATACATCTTTAGCCCTTAACTGGTAATTTAATAATTGTTCTTTTAGTTCTTCTGTAAATCTCGACAGATTTATCTTCGCTAACCAAATTGGCAAATAATCAAGTTCTATCATTAAAACCTGTTGTGTTCCTCCGTTTGTTTTGAGGTGCGTTAATTTTGACGCACCTTTCAAAAGCTCATCTTTATTAATTTTTTTAATTTGAGTATCTGATAAATTCTTATCCATTCCTAAATTCTTGCAAATGCTTTTTACCGATACATATACCTTGTTGCCAATCAACACTGTAACAATAGATTTCCCATCAAATTTAATTTCTCTCACATTTTTATTTTCTTTGCATTCTAATAATTTCATATTAGCTCCTCCTAAAAATTTTGATTTTTAGAAGTCTATGTGATATAATCCTATTGGTAGGATAGAGTTATATCCATAAACTCCTTTTAGTTTTAGGACTATTAGGAGTTTTTTCTTATCTCTTTTTTATTATAAGTTGCTGATTTTCTCTATCAAAAATTAGGTCAATACTTTTTTCATCTTCTGTTATACCTAATTCTCTTAGCCACTTTATTGGAACGGTTAATCTCGTTGCCTTACCTGTTCCTGCTTTATAGAAAGAGATATTTAATTTTCTTTTTTCCATTTTTCCTCTCCTCTATTAGTCCCAATTTTTTATATCATATCTGGGACTAATTTGTCAACAAAAATTTTTGATTTTTTTAAAAAATTATGATACAATACATTTGTCTTAAGACAAACCCCGTAAAGGGAACTTATAAAAATATAGAAATTTTTGGATTAAAGGCTGGTGTTTTCCAGTCTTTTTTGTTATAATAATTTTGGCTTCCAAAAAGCCACTATATTTTTATAAGGAGGTACTGTAATGCTTAAAATAGCAGTTGTACTGATTTTTTTGTTTATCAGTTACAATTTATTTTAAACATCAGACCTCAACCTTGCGGGGTATTTTTATGAGTTTTATCGACTATTGTTCCTATATTTCTTTTCTTGCACCTCGTACATATGAAATCATAATTAAATCTTCCGCCTTTTATTTCGTATTCCATTTTCTTTTTTTTGCAAAATTTACATTTCAATTCTTTCACTTTTAAAATAACCTCCCGATTTATTTTATAATTTCAAGATATTGTATATATACATCAATAACCCTATTATACTTAAGATATATATCATTATAACAAAAAATGCTTTATATTCTTCGCGGTCATAATCGCTTACTACAAATAGATTTATTGTCTTAATTATTATATCCGACGTAATCAATATATATAACATTAGTATTACTACAATAAATATTTTCATCTATCTTCTCCTCCTATTAAAATCTTTTTTTATTTTTATTCCCGAATGTAAAGGATTTTTTGTTATTATTGGCGGATTCGTCCCTTTGATGCCGTTTTTTGAATACTCTGTATATCCTCCGCCGTAATTTTCTCTTCTATATTTTTCTTTTTTCTCTCCTCATTTTTATGATCCTCGTCCTGACTCCCAAAACAGTCCTGTTTAAATCTTTTGCTATCTGAACAGCTGTCTTGTGTTCATAGTTTTTCAAAATATAATCTTCTTCGTCCTTAGACCATTTTTTGAAATTATTTTTTCTCACTAATCTGTAAGAATTTGTGATTCCGTAATGTCTTGTAAGGAAATTTGAAATACCGTAAAATGTTCTTCCTGTTGTATTTGCTATTTGTTCTTTTGTATACCCACTTTCAAACATTTTAATAATCTTTTCTTTTTCCTGATCTTCAAAAATTTTTCTATATCTATATTTAGTGTATTTTTGAATAATATAAGATATTCTTCTTGATTTTTTTCCTAAAAGTTTTGAAATTTCTTTTATTTTAAGTTTTTCGACTTCTCTCAAATATCTTATTTCTTCTATTTCTTTTCTTGTGACATCATTCATTCTTTCCCTTCCTTGTAATTACATTGTCATAATACCCCTCTTTCAATCTTTTCCTGAAAAGTCTAAAATGGTTCGGATAAACATCGAGTAGCTCATATACTAACTGTTCGTTAAGCCAGATTCCACCTATATGGTATTTTTCTTCAAAACTTTTTACTCCAATATTGTGTTTTTCAGAATGATGTAACCGGCACAAAGAGACAAAAGGATTTTGCAAACCATCATCATTTTCATACGTTCCTGCACTACTTGAGATTGTCGACCAATGATCTAAATCAACTATATCTCCGTTGTCAAAGTCATGTACCTTTCCGCATACAGCACATCTTCTCGCTCTTAAACAAGCTATTACATATCTACCAATATCAGGCACCCATAGGGCAGGATTACCTGTTTCCTCTCTAAAACCTATGCTTTCAGTTACAGCAAGTTCACATAACCATTGTATGAATTCCCGTGCTACATCTTTACTCGCTCCGTCTCGTTTAAGTTCCGAGATGCTAAAGTATTCGTAATCTCTTTGTCGGCAAAATTCAGTCTGTAATTGCTCTCGCCACTGTTCTTTATCTCCTCCGTTACAATAAGCAAAATCATCCAAAATACACCAAATTTTCTTCCGTTGCTCCGTAGTCAGTCTTTTATCAACATTGACTTCTGCAACAGTATTTTCCAAAAAATCTTCCAGCGATTTTATCCGTTCTTGCTTAATTGTATGCGTAGAAGTCAGATTATATTTTGTTATCCCGGTATTCAAATCCACTTCAAATGTGCCTCTTATGATGTCATTATCCAACTCCTACACCTCCACTTTAATTTTTTTATTATTTAAAAGTAATCGCCATTTCGGATCTGCTCTCCTAACTTTTTTAAATTTAAAATTTGCAAATAATTCGGGATTTCTTCTTAAAAATTCTCCGTCATCTTCAGTAATTTCAGAACCTGTCAAAAGTACTTTCCTAACAAGTTCAAAAGTTCTTTTCGTTTCTCTTCTCATCTCGACACCTCTTTTATTGACTTTTCCATTTTTCAAATTCTTTTAAAGCTATAAATGTTATTGTTTCCGTATCTATTCTTTCCATTCCAATTTCTTCTTTTATTATTTGCTCTGTTATATCCGTCATGTCCTCATCTCTTAACTCATATTTTAAACATTTCGCTATACTCACAAATAAATCTGATATTTTGTCCTGCACATCAAAATCATCTAATAATTTTTGAAATTTCCCGTATTCTTTGCTATTCATAACTAAGCCACCTCTCTTATTTTTTCTATAATTTCGTTCATATCCGTTTCATACATTTTCAAAGCTATGTTATAAAGATTATCTATATGTCCAAATTTAACAGCATATTCAATAACACTTTTACACTTGTCTCTGCTCCTGATTTGAGTTTTATTGTAGCCTTCTTTTCTCGCCTTCAAGTCTACATGATGTGTTTCTCTGTAGACTTTGTATAATTCTCCACAACGCTCTCTATAGTTGGCTCCTTTGTGCTTTACAACTCTATTTAAAATATCTTGTTTCTTGTACACATCAATATTATTTGTTACTCCCTCAATTATTTCAGATTTGTAAGCAAGTTCTAATTTCAGTTGCTTATTTTTTTCTTTTTCTTCTTTTAATTTTGTAGCAACTCGAATTAACAAATCAGGATTTTCTAATAACTCATCGGTAGCGTACATTCCATGTTTTCTGATACTCGGCAAGACATCTTTTGTTACCCACTTTTTAAACTCTTTCGCTTCTTTCATTTCGCTCGAAATTATTAAAGAATAAAAACCACTTTCATTTATTATCCAAGTTTCCTGTTCTCTTCCTATATTATCGACGACAGGACATTTCATACGGTCATCTTCTTCAACATGTCTTGTTATTGCTTTCGACGTATCTTTATACCCTAAAATTTCAGCAATATCTTTTCCTACGAAATAAATTTCGTTATCTTTTTTTAAAGCCCTTATCTGTCCTATCTTTTCATTTTTAAATATTTGCAATTCATTAGTATTCCTCCTTAGTTCTTTCGTTCATATTTTTAAGCCATTTTTCATGATGTACTTTTAAAAACTCCTGCTCCGATGCACCGATTTTCATTACTATGTTTAACATTTGTCTAAAATAATGATATGCCTCGACTCCGATTAAGATCGTATCTAAGTCAAATAAGCATTCTAAACTGATTTCGATGCTTTCATTGTAATGATATTGTATTATGTCCAGTTCTAATCTCTCAAAATTGGCTGTTTTCATACATTTTCTTAAATTAAGATAGCTTAAAAAGAAGTGTAGCACGTCCGACAATTCTTCTAAAACTCTGTTCTTGTCGTACCTTTTAGCTGTATTTTTCCAATAATTCCACTCCCCTTTAAGTTCCTGTGACAGTTCTCCGAGTTCTGTAAAATACGCTATTAAAACTCTGCTTTCTGTTCTTTTTCTCAAAGTTTCTTTATCGTCAAATTTTCTATCAAGCTCAGCTTGTCTTTTCAATAATTCTTTAACATCAAACGTTTTTAATGCTTCCATTTTTAATTCCTCCTAAAATATGTCTTTTAATTCTTCAAGTATATATTCTAATTCTGAAATATCTTGGTCGTCTTCATAAATAAGACGATCAGCTTCATCTACCGTATCTTGATAATCGCTTATTATACCTCGCACTCTACTCATTTCTGTTTCAATTTCTTTTATTTTTTCAAGTGCGTCTCCTTGCAATATTTTTAACATCTTCACTCCTTCAAAGTCATTAGGTCTTCAATACTCACATTATCAATACAATGCTGTAATTTGCTTTCAGGAACTTTCTTATAGCCTTGATTAAAGCCTGTTACTCCCTTTTTATGTAGTTTGACAAAATCTACTATCTCCGACCATTTATCTGTTTTTATCTCAACTTTATTATCTCCGTGCCATATTTGGAAATAATAAAGATTTACTTTTCTACTTTTCATTTAATTCTTCTTCTATCTCAAATTTTATTTTTCTCAACTTTTTAAGTTCGGTTTCATAGGATTTTATTCTGTTTTCTGTAAATTCGATTTTTTTATCAATCAAATCCAATCTTTTTCGTAAAATTTCTTTAGTCACCATTTGCTCCTCCTAAAACAATCTTTCAAAATCCGCTTTATGCAAATCTTTTCTTCTGCTATCCCAATCAAATTTATAGCTTTTGCAACGTTCTCGGATTCTATCAAATAACTTCGGACTTCCATTGATTCTCAAAAACTCTTGAAACTGTTTATTATCTAAGTTAGTATTTATGATAAAAGAAACGCGATTTTTGTACAAAAACTCAAAAATCAAAAACATTTTTTCTTTTCCCCAATCTGTTATCATTTCATTTCCTAAGTCATCAAAAATTACAAGATCCGACTTTTTTAACCTTTTAAATAAATACTCGTCCGTTGCATCCGTATATTTTTTATACGTCTGTCTTATTTCTTCAAGTAAATCAAATAGGCTTGTTCGGTAAACTTTATATTCTTTATTGAGTTCATTCATAATACAAACCGAGTAGTAACTTTTTCCTGTTCCGCATTCGCCGTACATGAAAATGCCTAATCCGATTTCTTTTATTTCTTCAAAGTTCCGGCAAAAATTTTCAAATGATTTTTTGTGTTTTTTTTCAGTATCATTTTTACAATCAGCTTTTTTAAAAGTTATTTGTTTTTCTTCTTCCAAAATATTTGAAAGTCTTTGGTATTCTTTCGTTTCTTGTTTTCTTATTTCTTCATCCCAATCCACAGTTTCAGCCATATAATTATTAGTTCCAGTCTTCAAATCCCGTTGAGTAGTCTGGTTTTTCCGAATGTTTTCCATTCGTTTTGCTATATCCTGCACGCTTTCCACCATTATTGTTTCCTCCTTGCTTTTTATTTTCTATCCATTGTGGTTCAGCTGTCCTCCAGTTATACATATCCATATATTCCAAAGCTTCTTTTAAAAGTTCTTCTGTCGGAAAGAAATTAATCAATGTCTTAAGAGGTCCTGGAGTTTTTAAAGATAATTTTATCTTTTTTCTATATTTTACAAACTCAAAAAGTAGATTTTTATACTCCTCACTTTTTTGAGCAGCGTTTATATAATCATCAATTTCGTTTCTTTCTTTTTTATTTTCTTTTTTGTTATATTCAGTATTTAGTATATTTCTTTCTTTAGTAGTATTCTTTCTTTTGTATACGTCGGGAAAATCCCGATTTGGGTTTTCCCGATTTGGGTTTTCCCGATTTGGGTTTTCCCGATTTGGGTTTTCTTCTTTTAAAGAAAAATCCTCAATGTCATTTTCGCTTTTATCTTCAAAAACATAATAATCTACCCTACCGTCAGCATATCGCTTTCGGCTTACATATCCCGCTTCAATAAGTTCTTTTAACCCGCTGTATACTGAATCTAATCCGTCTTTTGAATTTGCTGCTATTTCTTTTGGATTATATTTCCAGTCATATGGTTTTGACAGCATATATAGCAATATTCCCTTAGCCTTTAAAGATATGCTTTTGTCATTTATTAATTCGTTTTGTATTGTTGTATAATTCCCCTTTTTATTTATTAATTTTTTGGCCATATTCCGACACCTCTAATCTTCTAAAATTCTTCTTAACAGATGTATTCTGTCTAAATATCTGTTAAATTCCTTGTTTCTTTGCTCTATCGTCAAGTTTTCATCCTTTGATACTGCTTCTTTTTCTTCCTTGAATCTTTCAAGCAGTTCCCTTATTTCTTGTTCTGTTTTCATAAATCCCTGCTTTCCTTCCATATTCTCGTTCGTTCTTTAAAGTTCCAACCTTTTGTATAAAAACCTTTTTCTAACAATTTTTTATCTATGTTATCAAACATTCTTTTTTTTAATGCTCCAAGAGTTCTCCCTAACGCTTTGGCTGTTTTCAATCTTCCTATTTTATAATAATTTTTGTAAATAAAATCGTCTTCTTCCTGCGACCATTTTTTACCATTGTTTTTAAATAACCCTTTATTTCTTATATTTGTTAAATTGCATGTTTTATACATCAATTCCATTCTATAATTTAAGGATCTTTTTGTTATTTTCAATCTTTTACAAATGGTGTTTTTATCAATAGTTGAATTTTCAACTAAGTTTCTTAATTCTATCTTTTTTCTTTTATCCATAAAATACGATGTTTTAAATTTATATATCCTAGCTTTGTGACAAACAGATTGTTTTGTTCTTCCAAGTGCCTCTGCCGCTTCCCTGTGACTTAATCCTTCCACTTCGATCATTATTCTTAAATCTTCTATTTCTCCTAATGTCCAATTTCTTTTCATAGTTACTCCTTAAACAAATTCCGCATACTCATCTAAGTATTTTTGTAGTTCGTCCAGTTCTATTCTAAAGTTTTGAAACCATTCTCCACTCTTAGATACGTGAGTATCGCATTTGGTCCCGATAAAGCCGTTTGGGATTAATAAGCAGTAAGGATTTTTCAATTCATCTCCACTTTTTCTTTCTAAAAATGCTACTGTTATGTTCTGTTTCCCTTTTGTCCGTATATTCCAGTAGTTTGTTTTCTTCCCTCGGGAATGATAGCTGCTATATTTGACGTCTATGGTCAATCCTTTATACATGAAATCGTAAATAGGATTATTTTTTTGCCAATATTTATTAGCATCCACAGCATCAGGAACTAATTTTTGAAATAGTTCCTCTGCCAGTCCCCCTAATCTTCCACCTCTACTGGCATATTTTATTTTGTCTTGTATTTTCAAAACACCGCTTTTCATTAATTTTATGTGAGCAACAAGTGGAGTAAGTCCACTTCTCTTAACTGATTCGTGAAAATCGCCACATTCTTTATAGATTTCTACTATATCTTTCATTCTTCATCTCCTATCAGATATTTTCTTTCGTACTTTCGTACAATTTCTTTTATTGCTGCTAAATAGCTTAGAAATTCTCCTTCTCCAAGCGTTCTAAATAGAAATAATTCTAAATCTAAGCTATTTTCAATATGCCCTAAAAATGACCGTTTTAAGTCATCTTTAAGCTCTTCTATATTAATTTCTTCTGTTTCTTTTTCCAACTGTGTCGGTTGCCAACGAAAGTCTTCTTCGAGATCCGTTTCTTCAATTTTAAGAAGACTTTTAGTTTTACAATCATACAACTCTTTGGTAACTTTATTGTCTGTTTTTTCCTTATCAATAACAATAAATAAAACTGATATTCCTGTGTCTTCAAAAGCGTTTTCTATCATGTTAAGTTCCTGCAGACTGTTTCCAATAATTTCCCGAAACTTTTTCTCACTGCTTCTGTATCCGACACCAGGAAATAGTATGTAGAAGCCGTATTTTTTCGTATATTTGAGTGATTTAAGCACAAATATATCGTCGACAACTCCGCTCTTTTTCCAGCTAAATTCATTCCTGATATTTTCTTGTTCTTCCTCTGACAAATCTTTGAATTTAATCGAAAACGGCGGATTCATAATCACGCAATCAGCTACAAAATTATCTCTCGTGAAATTGAAAAAACTTTTATTTTCAATGTCAATTTCGGAATAATTCTCTTTTGCTGCCTCACAACTTTCTGCTTGAATTTCGACACCATAGATTTTTTCAGGATTGCAGTACTGTTCAAGCTGTCCGCTTCCTAAAGCTCCGTCAAATATCGTTGGATTTTCTCCGACATATTTTTTAACTTTGGAAGCTACATATTTTCTTAACTCTTCTCCCGTGATATATTCAGCGAAATTCTTTGCTTTTATTCGGTTATTATGTTCCTTAAAACTCATCTAAACTCCTTTACAAACACCGTTTTTCATGATATAATTAGCTATAAAATTAAATAACCAACTCCTTTTAAGACACTCTATAAAGTGTCTTTTTTTTAGTTTATTGCCACACTATAGTTAGGATTTATTTTTGTATATCCTAATTTCAGCAATAACCTTGTAATCGCTTCTATCCCTTTCATATAAACGACTGTTTTCATCTTCCTATTCCCGAAATTATCAACATAATTTGTCGGGATTAATTTAAAATATCCTCTATTTACATATTCCTGATATGGATCGTTATTAGAGTTCAATATTCCTTGTTGTCTTAAAATTGCAAATAAGTTATTCCTTCCAATTCCCTTGAAATTTATTGTTTTAGATACTTCTCCAATATCCATAACGGCATCGCTTTCATACAAATTTTCATACGCTTGTACCTTAGGAGCTTGTATTTTTAATTGTTCTTTTGCTTTTCCGTATTCAATCAGCATTTCTCCAAGCTTTACAGGATTTTCAAGCAAAGCTTCAACAGGATTTTGAATTGAGTAGTTTCCTGTTTTACGGATTGACGGTATCACTTCCGAAGTTATCCATTTTCTGAAGGTCTTGGCTTCAGGTTTATCACTTCTCAAAATCAAAGTATAAAGACCGCTTTCATTTGCAAAGTTCGTAAGCTCTTTATTTAATAACCCTAAGTCAAACTTAGCCTGTTCGTCCATGTCCAATCTTTGAGCTACCATAGTAGGATTTGTTAATCCTAAAATATTGCATACATCTTTTATACAGAACCAAACTTCGCCGTCCACTAATACCGTTCTTACGCTTCCTAAATTCTCTTTGTTAAAAATTTTAAAATTCTCTTTTTCTATCGTTTTCAATTCATTCATCTTTACCCCTCCATTTCCTTTATTAGCCAGTCCGTATATTTTCTGGCTTTTTTTATATCTTCCAATCCGTTCTTGTTCTCTTCCCGGATTAAGTATTTCAGTATATTTCCTTTGCAAAATCCGATGAATTTCTCTTTTCCAAGAACTGATCTCACAACATCAATACTTTCTATATCCAATCCGTTAAGTTTGTAATGCTGCGGATTATTGATACTGTCTACTTTTTGTATTATCTCTGATTTTTCTCCCACAATTCCTCCTAAAATAGATTTAATTGTTTGATTTTCTCTTCTTCAAATTCAAATGTTATTTTCGTTTCGACATTTGCTTTATCAAAAATAATAAATATACTATGAAAATTACTTCCGTCTCGTTTCTTCCAATTTTTATCGTAGTAATTTACCCTGCGGGTCGGAATATATATTTCAAGTTTTGTATTATATTTCTCAAAAATTCTGTGCCTTTTTACTCCAGCTAAGCTTTCAAGTGGTAATACTAAGCACGTCCTTTTCCCGCTTTCAAGGCACTTTTCAATTACAGCGTCCTTTATAGAAAAAGGCGGATTTGTGATAATATAATCAAAATTATATTTATTACTTTTGAGAAAATCGTTTATTCCGTATATAACTTCGTGTCCTTGCTCTTTCAACTGTTTCACAAAATTTGAGTTTTCAGTGTCGAAAGGACACAAAATTTTACTTTCAGGAAACGGATTTAAAAGTTCAATCATTTTATTGACTGTTTTAATATCCGTATTCCATTCATCTGAATAAAAGTTATTATTCAAATTATTTTGCATTTTGCTTACTTTTCTCATCCTTTACGTTTCCTTTGTTACCGCCCTGTAGCCGAAATACAAGGCGGATATAATAAATTCAAATTCGAGGGAGGTTTACACCTACCTTTCAAAATATATTCGGACTGTGCAGGAGTCGAACCTACCATATAGGATTTACTCGAGTTTACCCATGCCTTAACCTTTCAGCCATACAGTCCATATAAGCTGTCAACTATTAGTTGACAACTCAACTGACTTCGTCGTCAGCAAGTTTTAATGAGTTTCTTCTCTCAAAAAAAATCATTTGAAATTGTTCAATAAGATTTTTCTTCTTCTCCACAAAATTGAATATCCTCTGTTACTTACATAAATTTGATGTTTACTTAAATGTTCCGTTTCTCTGTTATACAATAAAACGTATCCATTTGTTTTTTTTCCGTGTTGTTTACTTACTTCCTTAATTTTTTCTTTGTCTCCGTTCTCTTCAATAAGCACGAAGTCCTTGTATTGCTTACGTCCTTTTAAAAATTCTTGAAAAGTCATTTTCTTTTCCCTCCTATATTTAGTGATATTTTATTGTTGACAAACACAAAATGTTGCGTTATAATATTGTTAGCAATCTATAGCGTATGTTGCTAACAAGACTTTAAATAATTATATATACACGTAAACTCCAATCTACCAAATATATAATTATTAGAAAGGAGGAAAACTATGGCAAAAGCTACATCTGGAAAATCCGGAAACAAGGTTAAGATTGTTTCAGTAGGTTCTTACACTAAGAAAGATGGCACAAAAGTTCCTGCTCATAAACGTTCAACACCTAATTAATTTTCAAGAGTCTGAAAAGGCTCTTTTTTCACTTTCGGGGTATAATATATTGCCAAACATCACACACGAAAGGAGGTATTTTTTTGAAATCTTTATTTTTAGTTTTATTATTCTTAATTTTCTTGAATCCGTTTTCTGATTTCATTTACAAGAAAGTTAATTTTTTGATTTTAATTACTTTTTGTTTTTCAATATTTATTAGCTATTTTTCAGTTGAATTCGACAATCAAGCTTTAAGTATCTTTTTTTCATCAAACAGTATTTTTTTAGCTATTTCAATATTTTTAAAAAATTCAAAACTGTTAAAAATTTCTGTCTTGAATTTTCTGTTTGTACTAAATAACTTTTTTATAAATGTTCTGAATTTAAACCTAAACTTAATAGTTTTTGATTTGACATTAAAACAAATCTTTACTTTCTTAATTACTGCCAGCATTCTTATGTTTCTGTTTGAACTGATTAATGTCTTAGATAAACTTCAAGAAAAATAATTGATAAAAATACCAAAAACAATATAATATTAAACAATAAATGTGCTCTGTATCTCTTTTTTATTTTTTGAGAATCTAACGGATTATTTTTGTAATCCGTTTTTATTTTTTCATAAATTTCTTCAAATTCATCCAATCCTACTTCATTTTCAGACAAAACTATTTCAATTTCTTTTGATATTTTATTCAAATCTAATATTTTCACATCAAACCTCCTTTCTTGGGGTTATTTATTCTATTTGCAAAATCATTTGACTTTTGACAATCGTGATTGCAAAAAAAATTAAACTGACTGTATCTTTTCAAATACTTTGTCAATTGTTTTTTGATAATTGTTTTTGAAAGCGTAGTCTATATTTTGCCTTGTAAATCCTGTTATTCTTTCAACATCTTTCCAAAGCAAATCTTTATCCAGCATTAGCTTTCTCAATATTTTTAATTTATAGTTTTTTTTTGTATTTTCACCCATTTACTTCACCTCAAAACAATTATACTTTATCATTTGACTTTTGTCAAGTGAAGTTTCAAAAAATAAAGACCCCTAAGAGCCTTTATTTTTTCTTTTTTTTAAAACTTCCTGTACTTTTATTTCTTCGTAAGCTTTGTCTTTGTAATAATTGTTCAGAAAAGAAATAATTGCTAACGGTATTCCAATATACCAAAATACAAGTATAAATAGTATTCCTAATCCTTTTTCATACCAATATTTATTTCTTCTATTTATTTTGATTATATCTTGCAATAAATAGTTTATTATGTCTACATCTTCTTTATTAGATTTTAATAGCCTTATTATTTCTTTCTTTTTTCTTTCCGAAAAATTAATAGTACAAATTTCTACATTCACATTATTGCTTGATAAAACTTGTAAAGTTATCGCTTGACTTTCTCTTAACATGTCATTTTTATTTTTTACTTCTAAAAATAACAGTTCCTTTTTGTTATAAATCATAACATCAGGAAATCCTGATTGTTTTATCCTATAATAAAATAACAATTTCATAAAACTTTCCAAATCTAAAAAATCTAACAGCACTTTCAAATCTTCTTTTTTATAAGGACAGTAAGCCTTATTTAAAAAGTACGTTTTATTGAATACCTTTTTTATATCAATCTCTTTTTGAAAATCAAATTTTAAGATATTCACGTTTCCGACTTGTTCCACTATAATATTATCAAAAAATAATCCAAAAAAATTCCTCCAGTATTTGTTTTCAGTATAAATTCCTCTGTATCCTCTATCCTCATAATACTGTATAACAACTTCCTCAATAGTTTTGAATTTTTTATTTTCAAACAAATAATATCCGATTTCTTTTCCAATATTTAATTCTAAATTTCTTATTTTTACCATATTCTATTCTTTTTTACTCTTAGCATCTTCTTCATCTAATATTTTTGCAAAACTTTGATATTTGTCTTGAATAGTAAAAAAATCAGGATTTTCTTTGTTTATAAGATTAGATAATTTCCCGTCCTTAAATCCATTTTCTTCTAAAAAATTCGAGTATTTCTGATTACTTTCCGAAGTTTTTGTAAGTGCTGTTTGAAATTCAACTTGTGAAACTGAACTACTTAAAGGATGTCTAATACCGTAAGTACGCATTATATCAACAAGTTGCAATCTTGTATAAGCTTCATAAGACAATTTCATTCCTTTTAAAAAATTTTCGTCTTTTTGTGCAATAATTTTTTCTTTTCAATCAATACTTTCCTGTAATTATAAGCCTTATATCCTACAGCTAAAATCCCGACACAAAGCAAAACAATAATTCCTGATAATATTTTTTCTCTTTTTGTCATTTTTATCAACTCCTTTTAAAATATTTATTATATTATATCCCGAATTTCCCAAAAAGAAAAGAGCCGTTAGGCTCTTATTTTAAAGTTATTATTTTGTTTTCGGTCATAGTATGTTGAATTATTAACTTATTTCTCAATCTTTCTAATAAAAAACCTACATATCTCAAAACATTATCTTCGCCTAATCTTTTAAGTACTCTATGCTCTTCTCCCATTCTTTCCATTTCTTCAAGAGTAACATTAAATTTCCTTTTAGCGTAGTCTTCAAAATAGCTGTTCAAAGTAAAATAATATTCATCTATCGCCGAAGTTAAATCTCCAAAACCATTGAAAGCTTCTGAAAAAAGTTCTCCCAATCGTTTTTTATCTTTTTCTATCATTTCAGTCATATAACGCAACGTAACATTTTCAATTTTTTCTCCCTTTTTATATAAATCTAACGCTAACAATTTAACTGCTATTTGTAACATCATATACAGAAAGTTAGATTGCTGAATAGCCAAATTATATTTTTCTTTCTTCTTTTCTTTATCTGAAGAAAAAATCGACTCTAAAGTTATATCTACTAACCTAAATGAATATTCTAATATATTTTTACCTATTTCCCTGCTTCCGAAAGTTTCAAACATCATCTCAATGTGTTGCGGCATTCCGTGCGTTCCTGTTTTAACTCTTGGATTTCTTCCTTTTTCCTCCATTCTTATCATGCATCCAGAAATTTTTCTACCTTGTTCCAAATATATTGTACCATAATCTTTATATCTCGGCTTCAATGTCTTTCCAAAAAATGTAGTAAATGCCATTTCTATTACTTCGTTTTCTTCTTTCTCTACAAATTCCGATATAATTTTAATTTTGCTTGTAAAGTCCTGCATTAATGGCAATAACTCTATAAATTCTTTTTCTTCTTCTACACTAAACATTCTTATCCTCCTACAAAATTTGTGCATCTATAATTTTTTTATCAAGATGCTTTTTCATTTTTTTTGACATATCGTCTAAATCTTCGCTAACTTTTAAAATACCTTTTTCCATTTTTTTATTTGTTTTAAACTCATTTGTAGAAAGTAACAAATCTATTTCCTGAAAATATTTGAAAAGAGATTCTCTAAAATCCCACATTACTTTCACTAATCTATTTGTAGTTGCGTATTCAGACAAAACCGCCTTTATTTTTAGCATATCTTCATAACTATAATTCTCATCTTGTTCTTTTGAGGTTGTTTTTGCTTTTTTTTCTTTCTTCTGCTTTTTATATTCAAAAATGATTTTTCTCGTTTCTTTATCAATATTCCTTTGTTTCAAAAATTCAGTTAATATTTTAGGACCGGCATTTGATTTATTTGTCTCAATTTTAGCAATTGATTGTAAACTACAATTTAACAAATCCGCTAATTCTCTTTGTGTTATTCGTTCTTTTTTTCTATATTCTTTAAAAATACTCCCCATTGTTTTCATAATATATCCTCCTTTATTCTTTATATATTTATATACTTTTTTTTATATAATGTCAACAAAAATTATATTATAAAATATATAAATATTTTTTAATAAAGGTAACAATATCAGTATTTATGAACAACATATAAATTATAATTATAGTTATAAAATATTATTTTTTTATATTACTTTTTCAAACTTCCCTAAACTCTAAATCCATCGGAAGTTTTATATTCTTTTATTATTTCTCATACTAATTACCATACTTATAACTCCTTTACACTCAACTTCGTCAAGGTCATAGTTTTTAATTTGAATGTCACTATAAGCAGGATTATATGACTTTAATCGTAAATCCCCTGTGCCTACTTCAAACTCTACAATTTTTAAATACCTTTTTCCGTCATAATCAATTAATGCTTCTTTACCATTTAATGTCCGAATATCTCTATTTGAAACATCTACAACTATTATATCTCCTTCGTGATAATAAGGTTCCATACTATCACCTTTTACCTTTGAAGCAAAATCGCTCTTTTTTACGTTTCCATTTAATTTAGGTATATCTATATAATCGACTTCATTGCTAAATTCTATTAATCCGTTTCCTGCAGAAGCCATACTATAAAGTGGTATGGTCACGAAACTTTGGAAAGAGCCTCCATATACATTCGATTCTTCTCTCACTTCCGATTGTCCATTGAAATTTTGAGGATTATGTCCTAATATTGCCATAAAATCTTTTTTCAATATTTTCGATAGAGCTATCAGCAGTTTCGAGTCTAATTTTTGTCTTTCCGAACTTTCGATTCTTGAAAGTCCAGATACCGAAATATGAATATTCTCTTTTCTTAGTTTTTCAACTACATCTTCTTGGTATAATCCTAATTCTTCTCTTCTTTTTCTAATTGCAATTGACACTTCTTCAATTTTATCCATTATAAATCCTCCTATTGTCTTATTAAATTATACTATCATTTTTTACATTTGTAAAATAATTTGACAAAAATCAAATATACGCTTGACAAAAGTCAAATTATATGATATAACTATATCACAAAAGGAAAATTCCTATATTTTTTTACCTTATCATTTGCATTTTGTCAAACGATTTGACAAAAATCATTTTAGTAGGAGGAACTATGAAAGAAAATTTTAAAGACTTTGTCGAAAGTGTCATACAAGACGAAATCGGCAACGGAGAATTGAAAATAAACGATGAATACGAGATTGAATATACTCAATCTTGGTTGAACAACTGGCTTTGTGGCTGGATATTAGACGGCTACACGACCAAAGAAGTAATGCAAGTGTTGGATATATTCGAGAATTACGAATATGAAACACAGGCAACTTCAAGTATCGTTACTGGTATTCATACGTACTGGAACGGAAACCAAGAATACATCACAGAGGAAGAAACCTATGACGTATGGGTTTCAACTAAGAAAATAGCTTAACAAACCAAATTATATATAGGGGGAGAAATCCCCCAAATAAAAAATAGGAGGAAATAATATGGAAAGAAAAATAAATAAACATATTGAAACACTTACAGGTTTTACAAGATTTGGTGGGTCTAAAAACATTACAGGTTTATGGGGGTATCTATTACCATGCTTAAGTTCAGATGTCGCATGGAGAGAAGACCGTAAATTTGAAATAATGAAACAATTTATGATGAATAAGGAATTTGTAAAAATAAATAATTTAGCCGACAACGAAATGGTAGTTGTTTACAATAATAACAGAAATGCTTTTGTTGTTGGTACTAAAAAATATATAATCAGCGTTATTTATACTGGGGATTACAAAAAAATGGTAGATTCCCACTGGGTTGTAGACCCTAACAAAATCAAAGTTACTATCAAAAATAGAAAAACAGAATTTAAATATAATTAGGAGGAAAGAAAATGAAAAGAAATATTAACAGAGAAAATTTAAAATCAGATTTAATAAGAACACAAGAGAAAGCTGATTTATCGGGTCTTAATGCTAACGACAGACTAATGATTGCAAAAGCTGAACATAAAGTAAGAGAAAGTAGCAACTACGAATTGTACTCTGGTAGAGAAGGAGACATTATTGTTGTAAAACTCAGAGGAAAAACAAGCGGTCAATTATACAGTGTCGGCTCTTACAAAAAACATTCGTACACCGTCGAGGGAAGTGATATTACACGGACAGAATGGACAACACACGTATCTTTCAAATATGTCTTTGAAGATACAGAAGAAGAAATACAAAAATTTATCAACGATATGTTTGATTAATTTTTAAAAATGTAGAAAGGAAGGATAAAGATGAATAAAATTAAGTGGATTATATCAATACTTCTTACTTTATTAGCTCAATACGGTGCTATAGTGGAAAACGGATATTGGGGACTTGGAGGAAATGCCCTTGTACCTATATTATGCTGGTTATTATTTTGGATATTCCCGGAATTTTTCCGAGAATTGAAAAAAGAGTTTAAATAGAAAAAGGCACTCGCAAAAGTGCCTCACAAATTCAATCAATTAAGTATAGCATATTATAAAATTAAATAATAGGAGGAAAAATGAAAACAGAACAGGAAATAAGGGAAATGATACGTAAAAATGAATTGGAAATAGAAAGAGCAAAATCGGATAATGATTGGGGGCTTCTAAGTACATATATATTGGTGCTCGAAGAGAGAAATAAACTATTAAGAGAAATTTTAGGAGATGATGAAAATGAGAGAGAAAGATGAGGTAATCGAAAAATTAGAAGAATTAATTTTAGAATTGAAAGCTGATGCTTCGATTTTGAAAATCAAAATGAAAGATATAGAAGACCATTCGAGTTTCGATTATGAACGCGGAAAAATCGAAGCTCTTAAATGGGTTTTAAAAAAAATAAAATATATTTAATGAGAAAAAATATGGATATAAAAGAAACTATAAAAAACAAAATTAATGTTCTTGAAAAGGAGAAACAAGAGCTTGCTGAATCGGATATTTGGATTGAACAGGCACTAAAATTAGCTTTAGCAATTGAAATAAAAATTGATATTTTAAAAGAACTTTTAGAAGAAATAGAGGAGGATAACAGATGATAGAACTACAAGATATATGGGAAAGCATAATAAATGAAACACCGTTTGATTATGACGACGGAGAAATAGTAATCGTTAGTCTGAATATGAACAAAAATGGTATATATGTAACTTATAAAAAATTTAACTCTTCAAAAAATCACAAAAAAGAATTTGATTACTTCGCAGATTTAGAAGAATGGTTGGAGAATGGAGATGACGAAGATGAGCAATAAAATAAAACTCCTTTACTTTGAAAATGCTCCAGTTGTTATTGAAGTTGAAGAAAGAAAAGTGTCAGCGAAAATTACCCACGCAAAACTTCGGGCTTTATATAATTCCGACAGAAAAATCGAAGTGAGAGCTATAAATTTTGATTACAGCAGAATGACAAACGATGAAATAATAGGATACTTTGAAACACTGAAAGAAGCAAGACGGGAAGAATTATTTCCTGTTTTGTGAAATGAAAGGAGGAAGAATGCAATTCAGAGAATTAAGCTACTCAAACAAAGATGAGTGGCATGATATACGGAGGAAACATATTGGTGGAAGCGATATTTCTGTATTAATGGGGTATAACGAATACAAAAATATTGTTGACCTCTGGAAAGAAAAGACAGGGAGAAAAAAGCAAGACGATTTATCCGACAACGAGGCAATACAGAGAGGCGTTAAAAGCGAAGATTTGCTTATAGAACACTTTCGGATTAATAATCCTGAATATTCTGTAGGCAAACTTGAAAAAACTCTTGTGTCGGTTGAATATTCATTTATGTCAGCTAATCTCGACGGAGTTTTGGAAAATGAGGACGGAGAAAAAGGGATTTTAGAAATAAAGACAGCTACTTGTCATAGCTACGCAATATACAAGCAAAAATGGAAAGATAATATACCGATTGAGTATTATCTTCAAGTCCAACACTATTTAATGGTTACGGGCTGGAAATATGCAATATTATACGCTGATATTAAGCTTGTATTTGCGGATAATAAGCATGAGTTAAGGCAATATTATATCAATCGGGATACCGAAGATATGTTTGAAATATATAAAAAAGAGGTTGAGTTTTACGGCTACTTAGAAAGAGACGAAGAACCGCCTTATGTAAAGAAATTAATAATTTAGGAGGAAAAATAAAATGAAAGAAAAAACAGTAAAATGTGCAGAAGATAAAATAGACAACATAAAAGATTTTCTTTTGGAAATTGAGGATAAAATAGAACTCGAAGAATTTGAAGAGGAAGAATTACAAGATTTATGTGAAGTCCTTGAAAAAATAAATGATTTATTATGGATATATACTTAAGGAGGAAATAATGGAATTAGTTATAAAAAGCATTACTCCTGCCGTAGTTCAAATGAATATCGAGGAAGTCGAAAAATATATGGCAGAAGTTAAAGAAAAGTATCAGAATATAGTTTTTACAGCTGATGAAGTTAAAATGGCAACAGAAGAAAGAACTAAACTTAATAAGCTTGAAAAAAATATATTGGAAGTAAGAAAAAAAATAGAAAAAGATGGAATGGCAGACATAAAAAGTATAATAGATACTCTTAAGACTGCTGAAAAAGATACAAAAGCATTATCAAACAATATAGGAGAGCAAATCAAGAAGTTTGAAGAGGAAGAATGGCAAAAGAAACTGGAAGAAATAGGGGAATTTAAAAATAAAATATTCGGAGAAAATAAACTCCTCGAAAGATATTTCGTCATAGGGGATAAATGGAAAAACAAAACTATGACGATTAAAAAAATCGAGGAAGAAATAAAGGAACAGTTTGAATACTGGAATAAAAGATACAACTTTATAACTTCTCAATTAATAGCAGTCAACGAAGAAATAGAAAATAAGCTCAAATTTGAAGATGTGCAGTATTTAGTGCTTGAAGAGTATGATAACATAATGAAAAAGTTAGTTGATAAAAAGAACGAAATTAAGACTACGGAAGAAAATATGAGAATAAAAGCCGAAGAGGATAAACAAAAAGCTTTGGCGGAATTAGAAGCTAAAAAAGAACAGGAGAAACAAGAAGCTATACAGCAAACTCAAAAAACTTATGTAGCTTCGGATCCAAAAATCGAAAAAAATGAAAAATACTTCGATACTACAATAAGATTTCCGAGAGCTTCATTATCATTTTTGAAAGAATTAAAAAGAGTATCTGAAATATACGGAATAAAATCAGAATTAAAAGAAAATATTGAATTGGGAGATGAATAATAATGAGTAGAATAGCAGATGAAAAAAATAAGAAAGATAACAAATTAATGATTTTCAACGTAGGTAATGAAGAAATAAAATTAAGTCCTGCGATAGTAAAGAACTACCTTGTAAACGGACAGGCTGATAAATTAACGGACCAAGAAATAGTTTATTTTATGCACCTGTGTAAAGCAAGAAAACTCAATCCGTTTACGAAAGAAGTATATTTGATTAAGTATGGAACACAACCAGCCACAATGGTAGTTTCAAGGGACGCTCTTGAAAAAAGAGCCATACAGCATAAAGAATATGATGGAAAAACTGTAGGGATATATGTTTTGAAAAATGAAACTGGAAAATTAGAAAGAAGAGAAGGAACTATTTACTTAAAAGACCAAGAGAAATTAATTGGTGCTTGGTGTAGTGTATATCGTAAAAACTGGAAAAATCCAGTTACGGTCGAAGTAAATCTTGATGAATATATTCAAACTAAAAGTGACGGAACTCCTAATACAAACTGGGCAAATAGACCAGTTACAATGATAACTAAAGTTGCTAAAGCTCAAGCATTAAGAGAAGCCTTTATTGAAGAACTTGAAGGAATGTACGAAGCTGAAGAAACAGGCATTGATTTATCTAAAATTGATGAAACTCCACAAGAACAACCTACAAGTGAAGTTCAAGAAGCCGAAATAGTAACTGAAGACGATAATTTAGAAAATGAATTATTTGGAGATACAGCAAAAAATCCATTTGAGGAATAAAAACAGGATTAATTGAGAGAACGGAGGAAGAAAAATGAAAACAGAACAGGAAATAAAAGATAAAATAAAAGAATTAGAAAACAATTTAGATACTTGGTGCAGTGATGTTGAAGAAATAGACAATCACAACAAAAATTTATTAAATCAAATAAAAACTTTAAAATGGATTTTAGGAGAGAAAGAAAATGAGAGAGATTAAATTTAGAATTTGGGATTATGATTTGAAAAGATTTGTTGAAAAAGAATTAGATTATTTAATCAACCCAAGAGGTGAGTTATATGTATTCAGGAACAACAAATTAACTTTTTTCTACAAAGACCCTTATGAAATAATGCAATACACAGGACTTAAAGACAAAAATGGTGTTGAGATATACGAGGGGGATATAGTTTTAATTAATTTAACTTCGAGCAAAATTGAAAAAGCAATCGTTAAATTTAAGAACGGTGCTTTTGTAGGCGAATTAATCAACAAAGATGACTATATCTATATTTTCCATTTTGATTTCAAAAAAGAAGATTTTGAGGTTATCGGTAATATTTTTGAAAATCCCGAATTAATGGAGTTGATTGAGAATGAAAAATAAAGAACAAATACTAAAAATACTTTTAAAAATAAAAGCAAATCAGAGAAAAAGAGGAGCGGCTTAATAAATGAAAGCTATTGTTTATGCGAGAGTATCGACCGAAATGCAAGAAGAAGGTCGGTCTCTCGAGTTCCAAATTCAGAAATGCAAAGAATTTTGCGAATATAACAACTACAAATTAAAAGAAATAATACAAGATGTTGAAAGCGGAGGAAATGATAACAGGGAAGGATTTTTAAAGCTACAGCAGGAAATTAAAAAGAAATCATTTGATGTATTAGTTGTTTATGAAAGTTCCCGTATATCCCGTATTACTCTAACAATGCTAAATTTTGTCCTTGAATTACAAAAAAGTGACATTAAATTTGTTTCAATATCTCAAAGTGAGATAAACACTACAACTCCCACAGGTATGTTATTCTTTCAAATTTTTGCAGTCCTTGCTGACTACGAAAGAAAACAAATATCTATGAGGGTAAAATCTAACAAGTGGGCAAGGGCAAAAGCAGGGATATGGCAAGGCGGAACTATTCCTATTGGATATAAAAAAGATGGAAACGGAAATATAGTAGTTGATATAGACACATCAGAAGATGTAATAAGTATATTTAATACTTATCTTGAAACAAAAAGTCTAAGTGAAACAGCAAAAATATTTAATCGTCATATTTCGTCAATTAAATGGATCTTGCAAAATGAATTTTATATTGGAAATCTAATGTATGGAAAAAAAGAAAATAACATAAATACCGGGATAGTAAAAATAAATAAGGAAGCTAAAATTTTTAAAGGAAATCATCCCGCAATCATAGATAAAGAAGTTTTTGAAGAAGTTCAAAGACAAATGCTCTTTAAGCAAAGAGTAATAAAAAAAGATAATAAATTTTTATTCACAGGAATTATTGAATGTTCCTGCGGAGGGAAAATGTTCAAAAACGGTCCGAACTATAGATGTGATAAATGCAGAAAATCAATAGCACAAAGAAAAGCAGAGGACTTTATTATAAATAAGCTTTTAAGCTTAAAAGAGCTTGAATTTTTAAATGAAAAACCAAATTTGGATAAATATATATCCGACAAAGAAAACTTTAAAGCACAGTGCCAAAAATTAGACAAGGAACGAAATAAATATATAGAGTTATACTCAAAAGAATTAATTACGGAATCAGAATTAAAAACAAAACTTGAAGAACTGAAAACAAGAAAAGAATTTTTTGAAACATCATTGCAAGATGTTGAAAGAATTATAAATGAAAAAACTATATCTGAAAAAGAATTAGATAATATAAAAATTTTGAAAGAGGTTTTGGAAAATATGGATGATACGGATCGATATGATTTATTCACTATGTTTAGACTTTTGATAAAAAAGATAAAAATAAAAAAATATCAGCCTATTGAAATACTGATAATCTTGAATTGA